CTCGCGTAATTGTTATTAGCGTTGCTTGAGAGAGTTGTCCAATCTGTGTCAAGTTCGTCGAGTGGTTTTTCGAGGTCTGAGTTATTAACAGTAACAGTATATGTCGCCCCATCGTATTCAACTTCCGTGTTCGAAGTACTCGCACCAGCTTGACTTAACAACGTTTCATATTCACTCTGCGCGTTTGAGTATTCTACATTTGAATCATTGATCTCAGATGCATTGGTCTCATTTCCCGATTCCCATGTAGATCTTATTGCATTAAATTCTTCTTCGGAAACCCCAATCCTTTCCCACTCCGTTTTTTCTTCTTGTATATCTGCCTGGTCACTTTCCCATTCAGAGCGTTCTGATGTATATCTTTCAACACTAAAACACAATAGTACGAGTATGATTATACATAATAATACGATTAACCCGTAATGCATCCTTCTATTTATGTATATTATTTTTTATTAAACTTCGGTGAATACTTATTACCTAACATGAAGTGGTCTGGGCGATTTAAAATTTCATTTCTAGGTTCGATGGAAGATACCTTTTTATAAGCTGGGCGTGTGAAATTATATACACCCAACGCCACTGCAACAACTAGAAACCCAATATCATTAAACATTTATAATGTAAGTAGATTTTTTTTATCTATACAACTTCTTAACGTATATCCCATAGATCCTGGAGTTTCAATTATTTTATGATTTACAATAAACGGATCAAACATATCACCATGCGTTTCACATAAAATACATCTCACTGTAGGTTTTTCATCCGGTGCGTGTGTGTGCATTGGCGTTTCACGTTTCTTGTTTCGTTTCGTTTTCTTAACAATTGGAGGGGCATTTGGATCGTGACGTTCGCAATATGTTTGTTCTTCGATACATTTATTACGACACGGATTACCTCTTATATTTATACCCGTGCACATTTGTTTCTTAATACGCGGTGGTTTAGGGGTTTTCACAGACTTCAATGGTTTTGAATGCACCTTACACGTATTAGCTCCGTCTATACAAAATTTGCGACACTGTGTACCCTTTGCAGTTTTACACGGACATTGAACCCGGATGGGTTTTTCCTTTTTCGGTTTTATTTGTTTTTTTAGATTCTCATTCTCTTCTTGTAATTTTTTATTGTCGCGATATACTTGACGAAATGTTCGGGCAACCTCTTCCAACTTGTCAACTACAACACTCCCGTCCAACTGATTCATAATAGTAGAGAGAAGCTGTAACGCATCGGAAGGTGATGTTGTCGGGCATGGCATACATGTTAATAATTGGGATGCTTCCATTCTTAACTTAAAAAAGTAAAAGGAAGTTCGTAACTTAAGTCTATTTTTTTTATCGAAACACTATAAGATGACATCGTTACAAGATATTCCCAAAAAAGTTCAATATATTGTCGTTGATTCAGACTATGTCACCGGAAGTAATAATACGTTCTCCCTAGATCTCACACTCAAATCAAATACACACGTAGAAGACAGTAGTCGCGTTCTCGGTGTAAAACTGGTCGATTTTTATATTACACAAATAGGCAACGCAACACCGGTATCTGAAGGCAACCCAAGTGATATAGCCAAATATGTAGATATCGTGTGTCCAGATATCCCTCAACGTGCACAAATGCTCGATGAACGACACGGGCAAATATTTGCCCGTGTTCCTTTAGAAAGGCATTATACTCACGGGTCGCATACAATACTTCGAGATAAACAATGGAAATCGTTCGACAGGAAAACAAATTATTTTAATCCGATATCGATCAAAAAACTTAATTTCAATATATACGAACATCAGGACGATGGCGGATATCACTCGCTCCAACCAGATTCCAAATGGTATATGATACTAGAGATAACATCAGTCGATATCAAAGAGAAACCTGTCAATAGAGAAGCTCAGATATTAGAAGCGCTGTATGCTCTCATAGGAAAAATAGATCTCCTACATCAGAGTGTTCAGAGATTACCTAATAAAGAGGAAGCTGAAATCATACTTGCTCAAACAAAACGTAAAAAATTTTCATTCAATTATATCATTGTAGCATTTTTTGCTTTACTCGCTGGATACATGTATTATGTAAATAAAATCAGATCGGCGATATTACCAATACCAATTTAAATATTTATTTATTATAATGAATACACAGAGTTTGATTATTATTCTTGTAACACTGGGTATGTTAATGTATATTATGTCAGAGATGAAGAATATAAAAAATGATTCCATCGTATCATTAGAAATACAAGCCGAGTATGATAAACTCATCAAAGCAAAACTCGACACCACACAAGATCCCGAATTCGATGATGAAGAGGTATCAATGGCGCCCAGCTCTATGATGGCTCCTAGTCCTATGACGGCGCCCAGCTCTATGATGGCTCCTAGTCCTATGACGGCGCCCAGCTCTATGATGGCTCCTAGTCCTATGACAGCGCCCAGCTCTATGATGGCTCCTAGTCCTATGACGGCGCCCAGCTCTATGATGGCTCCTAGTCCTATGACGGCTGAAAATTCATTTCCAGATGATCTAAAATGTATGGTAGATCTGATGAATGTATATATTGAAGAAAACATGATTCCCGACACACTTATACAAAAATATCCAACATTTTTCGACATGATTAAAAGTCGTGACATGATAGGACTTTCAAAATTCGATACAAACACTCCAGCGATCAGTGATGAAATTTCAAATCTAATTGGTTCAGATGGATTCGGTGTATTATCCAGTTTATCCGACACTAATCCATCGGGGTCATGTGCGCGTATGATGGAAAATGTGTATAAAAGTATTGAGGATACAACTGACGTTTCATTTGAAGATTTAACATCATATACGATTGCACCAAGTCCGAGTTCTGCGGGTGTTAACACGAATTCTACCACACCCAATGAAATACCTTTAACGGTAAGTGCTATGAATAAAACGGCTCCCAGTACAATTGAAACATATACTACCGAGCCTACAGAATTCAGCTTTTCTTGGACCAACATGCAAAAGTTAACAGCGGATATCGACGCTATACGAACTACCGCAGACGCGAACTCTACTCGGATAGATATAAACAAAACGGCTCTCAGTGTTATCGAAAACCAGGGGGTCAGCGCACCCCCAGGTCCAGTTGGTCCCAGGGGTCTCCAGGGACTTCCCGGTGCAAAGGGAGACCGAGGATTTCCCGGTGCTATTGGTCCTACAGGTCTCAGGGGAGTTCCGGGTTCTACTAGTGCAAAGGGTGATAAGGGTGATAAGGGAGACCGAGGACTTCCCGGTGCTATTGGTCCTACAGGTCTCAGGGGAGTTCCGGGTTCTACTAGTGCAAAGGGTGATAAGGGTGATAAGGGAGACCGAGGACTTCCCGGTGCTATTGGTCCTACAGGTCTCAGGGGAGTTCCGGGTTCTACTAGTGCAAAGGGTGATAAGGGAGACCGAGGACTCCAAGGACTTCCCGGTGCAAAGGGAGACCGAGGATTTCCCGGTACTATTGGTCCTACAGGTCTCCAGGGACTTCCCGGTGCAAAGGGAGACCGAGGATTTCCCGGTGCTATTGGTCCTACAGGTCTCAGGGGAGTTCCGGGTTCTACTAGTGCAAAGGGTGATAAGGGAGACCGAGGACTCCAAGGATTTCCCGGTACTATTGGTCCTACAGGTCTCCAGGGACTTCCCGGTGCAAAGGGAGACCGAGGATTTCCCGGTGCTATTGGTCCTACAGGTCTCCAGGGACTTCCCGGTACTATTGGTCCTACAGGTCTCCAGGGACTTCCCGGTGCAAAGGGAGACCGAGGACTTCCCGGTGCAAAGGGAGACCGAGGATTTCCCGGTGCTATTGGTCCTACAGGTCTCCAGGGACTTCCCGGTACTATTGGTGCTACAGGACTCCGAGGAATTCCCGGTGCTATTGGTCCCACGGGTCTCCAAGGACTTCCCGGTGCTATTGGTCCCACGGGTCTCCAAGGACTTCTCGGTGTGAAGGGTGATAAAGGAGACCGAGGACTTCAGGGACTTACCGGTACTATTGGTGCTACAGGACTCCAAGGATTTCCCGGTGCTATTGGTCCCACGGGTCTCCAAGGACTTCCCGGTGCTATTGGTCCCACGGGTCTCCAAGGACTTCTCGGTGTGAAGGGTGATAAAGGAGACCGAGGACTTCAGGGACTTACCGGTAC